GCAACACCAAAAGATCGTGCTAATGCTAAAGGCGAGCCATATGTTGCAGTACTCGAAACACATGTTAACAAAGAAAACTTGCGTAATGGGTTTTTTGAGCTTGACTGGAACGATCAGTTTGTGTTACAATTGAAACAAGAAGGTTACGGATTTGATGGTGATCCAGACGAAGAGATTGTAGATCGTTGGTTTAGAACATTATGCAAAGACGTAGCTAACGAAGAAGGCGTAGACATGAACGGTCGTGGCGCTGGATTTATTAATGTAAAGAAAATTGCCGAAGGCAAATCTGAGGTTTCATGACATATATTTTAGTTGATACTGCTAACACATTCTTCCGTGCTCGCCATGTTATCAAAGGCGATGCCGATACTAAACTAGGTATGGCATTCCATATCACGTTGAATTCTATCCGTAAAGCCTGGCAAGACTTCGGCGGCACTCACGTGGTATTCTGCTTAGAGGGGCGCAGCTGGCGCAAGGACTATTATGCGCCTTATAAGCGCAATCGCAGTGATGCAAGAGCAGCCCTAACTGTTAAAGAACAAGACGAAGACAAATTGTTCTGGGAAACATTTGATAAGTTTAAAGAATTTGTTACAGAAAAAACTAACTGTACAGTAATGCAACATTCACAGCTAGAAGCAGACGATTTGATTGCTGGCTGGATCCAAAGTCATCCAAATGACGATCATGTTATCATTAGCACAGACACTGACTTTGTACAATTGATTGCACCGAATGTAAAACAGTATAACGGTATTCAAGAAACTACAATCACGCATACTGGTATATTTGACAAAAAAGGTAAGTTGGTTATCGATAATAAAACCAACTTACCTAAAGCTATCCCTAATCCAACGTGGTTACTTTTTGAAAAATGTATTCGCGGAGACTCTAGCGATAACGTCTTTTCTGCATATCCTAAGGTACGTAAAAATAAATTAGAAGATGCATTTAATGATAAAGATAGCAAAGGATTTGCGTGGAATAATTTGATGTTGCAGCGTTGGGTAGATCATAACGGGGCAGAACATCGTGTACTTGAAGACTACGAACGCAATCGTCAGTTGATTGATTTAACTCAACAGCCTGCTGATATTCGAGATATTATCGACACCACTGTTAGAGATAACTCAGTGCCTAAAGCAGTTACACAGGTCGGTATTCGACTTTTGAAATTTTGTAATGTGTATGACTTGCAACGAATTAGTGATCAAGTGCAAAGCTATGCTGATCCGCTTAATGCAAAGTACCCACTATGAGTATTGATCCATATAAAGAGGAAACTATGAACGTATTTGCCAAACCCGTAATAGACGGTAAGTTTTGGATTGTAGAGGAAGATGGTAGTAAAGTTGGTGTCCTTAAAATTACCGAGCAAAAAAAATATGTTCTAAGTAGTAAAGATACCATTACTACATTTGAAAACAAAAAGAAGATTTTTGAAAAATTTGGCGATAACTTTTTTATCAAATCAACTAAGCAACAAGAACCCGAAGTTGAGTCAATTGTATATGGGTATCCAACTAGTTCAAAACCATGTAATCCCATATATGATGTTAAAAGACATCTTCCGTTGTTTACAAAAAGCAGCAAAAGTAAAAGTGTTTATTGTGCAGGATATTATATTATTAGATTTGAAAAAGGCTGGGTTAAAAGTTTTTGTCCTAAATTAATTACTATCGAACGATATAAGTTTCAAGGTCCGTTTAAAACTGACTTAGAAATGAAACAGAGGTTAGCCTGTGCAGAAAAATAATGTCAATACAACTGTGATCACTCAAGTCCTTAATGCTATTAAGGCAGCAGAATCGAGTAATCAAAGAGAAGTTAGACTAGATATTACTACTGCAAAGTCGTTGTCACATACGCTAGCACTAGTAATGACTAGACTAGCGGGTGATTACGAAGGATTATTGCAATCACAAACTACGCTGCCAGCTAAGGATGTAGTAGTTACAGTTGAGATGGATGGTGGTAGCTGGGACAAAAAACCTCAGTAAACAGATAAATACATACATAATGAGGATTATGTATGAGCCGTCCAAAGCCGATAGTAGTGTTAGAAAACGTTAATAAAAAGAACTTTAAGAGTGATCAAATCTTAGAAGCAGAAGCCATTTGGGCAGTTTTCTATCAAGGTAAACCATTCAATCTTAAAAGTCAAAATAGCCTCGGTGGTTACTCCGGTAGCAAGTATAAGAAGGTGTCTTTTTCGAATCCGGGTCATGCTCATAATCTAGCTAAGAAGCTAAATTCATTATTCACATCTACTGATTTTTCTGTGTTCAAATTAACCACAGGGGAAGAACTCAAATAATATGGACAAGCTAACCTACACTAAAGTATTCATCAGATCAGCCGGTGAAGCAATAAGTGAAGAGAACATCCGTATTAGAACTAGAGTGTGGTGGAAAAACAACAGATCAAATTCCGATAATCATAGCCTAAGACTCACCGATGAAGGATTAGAGTTTGTTACTAAGAATTTGGATTTGAAAATTTACGAAATCCCCTTTCCAATTGATCTAGATTTAAAACCCCAAGTACTGATATATTTGGATAGGTTTATCGACTGTCCATATCATCTCGATCCAGACTTCATCACTGTGCTAAACGAGCGTAAGGCAATTGAGTTGCACCTTTTTTCGGGCGATGTTCGAAAATACGGATTAATAAAAGCAATGAAACGAGAGTTGCCTAAAAGCCACAAAACATTTTAATTTTTAAAAAATTCAAGATCTCCTTGACAAATGCCGCAGTTGACGCTATAATATACACATAGTAAGAAATTAACTGCAACATTTTTAACAGGAGCATTAAATGGCAAGAGCAGAAGTCGTCAATCGCACAGTTAGCCCAAACAGCGCAAAAAGTGCTATTCGTAAAGCATTCAAGAAACAGCGTCCGTTGTTCCTGTGGGGCCCTCCAGGTATTGGTAAATCTGATATTATTCATCAGCTAGGTAGCGAATTGAACGCTCATGTGATTGATATCCGTTTGAGCCTTTGGGAGCCTACTGACATCAAAGGTATTCCATACTTTGATAGCAATTCAGGTACTATGGTTTGGGGAAGCCCGAGTGAGTTGCCTACTAAAGAATTTGCCAGCAAATTCGAATATGTTATTTTGTTCTTAGACGAAATGAACTCTGCTGCACCCAGTGTACAGGCAGCGGCGTATCAATTGATTTTGAATCGCCGTGTTGGACAATATCACTTGCCAGATAACGTGTTGATTGTTGCCGCTGGTAACCGCGAAGCAGATAAAGGTGTTACTTATCGTATGCCAGCGCCGTTGGCTAATCGCTTTGTTCACTTGGAAATGCGTGTTGATTTTGACGATTGGGCACAATGGGCTACCGATAATAAGGTACATGCAGACGTTGTTGGTTTTTGTACTTTCTCTAAGAAAGACTTGTACGATTTTGATCCAAAGTCTAGCTCACGTGCGTTTGCTACTCCCCGAAGCTGGTCATTTGTTAGTGAGTTGTTGGAAGATGACGACACTAGTAACGATACATTGACTGATTTGATTGCCGGTGCAGTCGGTGAAGGCCTAGCTATTAAATTTATGGCGCATCGTAAGATCAGCTCTAAGTTGCCAAAGCCAGAAGACATCCTGTCAGGCAAAGTTAAGAAGATGGATACTAAGGAAATCTCCGCTCAGTATTCACTTACTGTTAGTCTGTGCTACGAATTGAAGGATTCATCAGATAAAAACGATAAGAAATTTAACGAAAAAGTTAACCATTTCTTCAAGTTTATGATGGAGAACTTTGAAACTGAATTGGTTGTTATGGGTACTAAATTAGCATTGACGCAGTATCAGTTGCCGCTGGATCCAGACGAAATTGATTGTTTCGACGAGTTCCATGAGAAGTTTGGTAAGTATATCGCGGCTGCTCAAGACAAGCGATAATCCAAAAAGAAAAGGTGTAGAAATGCACCTTTTCTCTTGACTTTCTTACAGAACGACAGTATAATATATACATACAGTAAACAGCTAGGAGTAAAAATGGCACACAGTTTAGACCCAATTATCGATAAAATCGTCATAGCAAGAGTTGGACTTTTGTTACGTCATCCATTCTTTGGAAATATGGCTACGCGAATGAAATTAGTTGATGCCAGTGACTGGTTGCCAACTGCCGCTACCGACTTCCGTAACTTCTTTTTCAATAGAGAGTTCTTTGAAAAGATGACTCCGCGACAAGTCGAGTTTGTTGTCGCACATGAAATTCTGCATTGTGTATTTGATCACATGGGACGGAGAGAAGGGCGAGATCCAAAAATATTTAATATTGCTGCTGACTACTGTGTTAACGGTATGCTGAAGCGTGAACGTATTGGTGATGACCCGCCTGTTAAGTTTTTCTACGATCGCAAGTATGACGGTTACTCAGCAGAACAAGTATACGACGAAATTTACGAAAAATATGACGAAGATGAACTCAATGCTCTTGGCGAAATGTTGGATCAGCACTTAGACCCAGACAGCGGTAAAGACGGCCAGCCAGGCCAGCCACAGTACTCTAAAGAAGAGTTAAAAGAAATCCGCGACGAAATTAAAGAAGCGATGTTGCAGGCTGCACAGGCAGCAGGTGCTGGCAATGTTCCTGGTGAAATTGCTCGTATGATTAAGGAAATGACTGAGCCGCAAATGAACTGGCGCGAACTGTTGCGTCAGCAAATCCAAAGCACAATTAAAAATGATTTTAGCTTCAGTCGTCCGTCACGTAAAGGTCAAATGACGGGTGCGATTTTGCCAGGCTGTCACTTTGATACTTCTATCGATGTGTGTGTGGGTATCGATATGTCAGGG